AGAGGTGAAGAGACTGAAATCATCAATCTGATTGCTGATACTGAGACCTTTGCTGATGTGCTGGTGGCAGCAGAGGCACTCTATAAGTATTGTAAGAAAGAAAAGGAACAAGAACAAAAGGTCGCTGACTTTGATTCTCATGAGCAACAGGGTGGAAATTCTCAGTCTCCTTCTAATGAAATGGTGGAGACTAATGACTCCTCTTCTGAGCAAGAAGGTGAAAGTGATAACTCACAACCTCAAGAGGATAGTGGTTCATATGGAGGAACTGCTCAGGGTGAACAAACTCCATTAAACTCTGGTGGTGAAGAAAGTGAACCTGAAGTTCGCACTGCTGATTCTTTGGAAGAAAAGATTCGTGACCTTGTGAATGATAACTCATATGAGAATACTTATGTTGAAGTTCCTCAACTGAATCTCGATACTGTTATTGGTAAGAACTCTGATGTGCATAAAGAGATTGATACTTCTTTTGCCCATCAACAGAAACTCCATAATGATTATGCTAATGATAAAGGATTTCCCCCAGTAAATCTCTACAAAGAATCTGATCTTGAGTTCAAGAAGTTTAAATCTTCTGCTCAAAAAGAAGTAAACTATCTTGTGAAAGAGTTTGAGTGTCGCAAAGCAGCAGATCAGTATGCTCGTGCGTCAACTGCTCGCACTGGTGTTCTTGATACTGCTCGTCTTCACACTTACAAGTACAATGAAGATCTTTTTAAGAAGGTCTCTGTGCTTCCTGATGGCAAGAATCACGGTCTGGTGTTTGTGTTGGACTGGAGCGGTTCTATGTCCGATGTGATGATTGATACTTGTAAGCAACTCTTCAATCTTGTATGGTTCTGTAAAAAGGTTTCCATTCCTTTTGAAGTTTATGCTTTCACGAATGAATGGCGTCGTGGAGAGTATGATTATGAAAATGAAAAGTATCTTTCTGCTGACCGCACCCCTCACTATCAGAAAAAGGAAGGTTTGTTGCTTGTAGATGAAACTTTCTCTATGATGAACATTCTTACCAGCAAAGTGAATGGTAAAGAACTGGAGCATCAACTACTTAACATCTGGCGTCTTGCTTATTGCTTCGGTAGGACTTATCATTCTCCTTACACTTACTCCAATCGTATGTGTCTTTCTGGAACTCCTTTGAACGAAGCACTGATCTCTCTTCATCAAATCCTTCCTAAGTTTCAGAAAGAAAACAAACTCCAGAAGGTTCAGTGTATTGTTCTGACTGATGGTGAAGCAAACCAACTTGTTTATCATAAAGAAGTTCGTTGTTCTTACTCAAAAGATCCTGTTCTTGGAACTGGATATGTTCATCCAGAAAATACTTTCCTTCGTGATCGTAAACTAGGAACCACTTATAGTGTTGGAACCACTTATAGTGTTGGTTATGGATATCATTCCTTCACCGACACTCTTCTCAAGAATCTGAAGGATAATTTTACTTCCATGAACTTTATCGGTATTCGTGTTCTAGAACCACGTAATGCTTATCGTTTCATTGGACTATATCACTCACAACTTGATAAACAGTATGAAAAAATTCAGAGTGACTGGAAGAAACTAAAAAGTTTTACTATCACTAACTCTGGGTATGATGCTTACTTTGGTCTTTCTGCTACTGCACTTTCTCAAGATACTGAGTTTGAAGTTGCTGAAGATGCCACCAAGTCACAAATCAAATCTGCCTTTGTCAAATCTCTGAAGACCAAAAAACTAAATAAAAAAGTATTAGGAGAATTTATTTCTTTAGTAGCATGAAGACATTCAAGGAATTTATCGCAGAGTGTACATATATTCAAGAGAAGTCATTGAGTAGAGTGGTATCTACTATGAAGAAGAAGGGTACGGGTATTGTTTCTGCTTCCAGAGGAGATAATACTAAAAAGCAAAATCAACAAGCAAGTGATCAACTTGTAAGACGTGTTAAAGGTGCTGGTCTTCCTGGCCCAACAAAAGCTTCTGGTGTTTATCATGAAAAAGATCATGGTGAGCAAAAAGAGAAATCTTTTGTCGTATCTTCTGGTAAGAAAGGTAAGAGAAAATTCAAGAAAACTCTACAAAAATTAGGACAAGCAGGTGGTTTAAAACATAAAAAAAATCAACCTACTGACTCTAAGAAAAAAGATCAAGATAGTGTATTGATTAAGCAGGGAAAAGGAACTGATGCAAAGGCATCTTGGTTAGGAACTTCTAGAAGATCAGATGCGGATCCTAAACTTGGCAAGAAGTATGATCAAGGTAAGATGACAACAAAGAATGCATCTGGTAAAATCAAACCAGGTGAAGGTGCTACTAGAATTGGTAAGAAAAACCTACAATTTAAGTAATTATGGAGTTTAAGAACATGAAAAAACTTTTGGTTATTGATCATGTAAATAAGACAATTGAGCAAAAGAGAGAACTAAATCCTCCTACATTTAATGCGCGTTTTAGGGATAAAGTTCGTGAACAATATCCTGATTATGAATTAAAATGAAAACTAAATTTCCATTAGAACATGTAGTAAAATACAGCACTAAAGAAGTTTGGGTGTTGTGCCAAAGTTCAATTACTGCTATGGGTATTCCTGCTATGGTTGAAAGATATTATCCTGGATATAAAGGTCATTGTGCCAGTAAAGAATATTTGGAGACACTTCGGAACCAGTTGGTAAACTGACCACTGGGGTTCTAAACGAACCCATTTTTGATTTATAATAACGGAGTTGAAACGAAACAAACGAATGGCACTCTCCTCCGATTACATCCGCACTTCTCTCCAGAACCTGTATGGTAATAATATCACAGGTGCTGATATTCGTGCCTGGTGTTCTCTGAATGATGCTAACTATCAAACCGTTAGTAAGAAACTTGAACAGTTTAAAGTTGGTCGTGGTAAGTGGAACCTGACCATTCAAGAAAAACTAGAGAAAACTTATCAAGAACCTGCTGTGGTTCCTACCATCGAACAAAATCTTATCCCCGAAAAAGATGATACCTTCGTCAAGTTTGGTAACTTTACTGATGTTAAAAAGATTATTCAGTCCCGTCTTTTTTACCCTACGTTCATTACGGGTCTTTCGGGTAATGGTAAAACGTTCTCTGTGGAACAAGCGTGTGCTCAACTTAAGCGTGAACTGATTCGTGTAAATATTACGATTGAAACCGATGAGGATGATCTGATTGGTGGTTTCCGCCTTGTTGATGGTAATACTGCTTGGCATAATGGTCCCGTCATTGAAGCACTCGAACGGGGAGCAGTCCTTCTCCTTGATGAAATTGATCTTGCATCTAATAAAATTCTGTGTCTCCAATCCATCCTTGAAGGTAAAGGTGTCTTCCTGAAAAAGATTGGTCGCTGGGTGAAACCTGCTGCTGGGTTCAATGTGATTGCCACTGCAAACACTAAAGGTAAAGGTTCTGATGACGGCCGATTCATCGGCACTAACGTCCTCAACGAAGCATTCCTGGAACGATTCCCTGTGACCTTTGAGCAGTCCTATCCTGCCCCTGCAACCGAGCAGAAGATCCTGGAAGGCATCGCTCTGGACCATGGTGTGGAAGACCGTGACTTCTGCAAGCGTCTGGTGGATTGGTCAGACGTGATTAGAAAAACCTTTTATGATGGCGGTATTGAAGAGATTATTTCCACTCGCCGCCTAGTACACATTATCCGTGCCTATAGCATCTTCCAAGATAAAGCAAAAGCAATTCAGGTTTGCGTGAACCGTTTCGACGATGAAACTAAACAAGCATTCCTTGAACTGTATGATAAGGTTGATATTGATTTCCAGATGCCTTCGCAACCTGAACTGACTGTAGAATACGTTGACTATCTTGACCAAATTTGATAGAATGTGGGGAGGTAAAACTATCTCCCCTTTTTATTATGGATGAGCACCCTTACGGAACCGAATATGTGTTCTCAATTAATTCAAATGACAAAATTGAAATTACAAAAACACCCTTGAGTATGACTGAACCTACTAATCATCTTTGGAAATATGATGAAGATAAAATTCTGAAAGACATTCAGGAGTATGTGACGGGAACTTACAAGAGTCACTATTGTGGTCAAGAAGCAAACTACAAAGATATTCAGACAATTGACCTGATGGCAGCAAAAGAACTTGCTGCAAACTTCTGCCAAGCAAACATTCTTAAGTATGGTAGTCGTTATGGATCGAAAGATGGTCGCAATAAGATTGACCTTCTGAAAGTTATCCACTATGCTATGCTTCTTCTGCATTTTGATGGTCATTATTCCCGAACTAATAATGGTCTGACAGAATTCCGTTGATTATTAAACTCTCCAATAAAACTATGAAACTCTCTGACAAAACTCTGACTCTGCTGAAGAACTTTTCTTCTATTAATCAGTCTATTCTGTTTAAGGAAGGAAACACACTGAAGACCATCAGTGTAATGAAAAATATCCTTGCAGAAGCAAAGATTGAAGAGGAACTGCCCAAAGACTTTGGTATCTATGACTTGAACCAATTTTTGAATGGTCTAAATCTTTATCAAAATGCTGAACTTGATTTCCAGAATGATGGTTATGTCGTCATCAAAGAGGGTAAGTCTCGTTCTAAGTATTTCTTTGCAGACCCTAACGTAATCATTACTCCCCCTGATAAAGAAATCTCTCTTCCTTCTGAGGATGTTTGTTTCCTTCTTGATACCAAAGAACTTGATAAACTGCTTAAGGCTGCTGCTGTTTATCAACTTCCTGACTTGTCTGTGGTTGGTGAAGCAGGTGTTGTGAAACTCGTTGTTCGTGATAAGAAGAACGATACTTCTAACGATTTCTCTGTGGTTGTTGGTGAAACTGATGGAGTGTTCTCATTTAACTTCAAAGTAGAGAATATTAAGATTCTTCCTGGAAATTATGAGGTAGTCATCTCTAGTAAACTTTTGTCACGATTTAAGAATACTTCTTTTGACGTTACGTACCATGTAGCACTTGAGCCAGATAGCACCTTTGGGTGATATTGTACTGATGAGTTGAGGAACCTACCATCAATATCTTTGTGACTTCTCCTTGGCCTGCCGAGAGTGCCATCGTACTTCCTGACCGTCATATAACGAAGATGGCCCTTGAATGTTGCCAAATGCTTTCTATTGTTGCTTCTCCTTGGTATCACGACTATGGAGAACTTCATAAAAAAGATGGAATGCCTTATGCAACATCAAAAGGTGCATTTAGAAATCATCCTTGCACCCAATGGGCAGCAAAAACAATTGATAATGCCTATTGGTTGATTAAGCACGGTATGAACATCTGTGACGAATTTCAACTTCGTTATGGAAAACCACATTCGTGCTATAATACACTTTTGGATGCATACTATTTGTTTCCTAAAGGTAAGATTACAGAAGTGACTCCATTTGCTCGCGCTATGCCAGAAGAATGGAAGTTTGACGACACTATTGATACATTTGAAGCATACAAAAGGTATATCGCATCCAAACCTTGGGTGTCTGATAATTACCTCCGTATGCCCGAAAGAAAACCTTCGTGGATAAATTAAATTATGGAAATTACTGAAACTAAACCATTCCTTTGGGTTGAAAAATGGGCACCCGAATCTGTTGAAGATTTAATTCTTACTAAAAGTGTAAAAGAGTTTTTTACTAATGTTGTTGATGAGGGGCAACTAAATCAAAATCTTATCCTTCAAGGTTCTCAGGGTTGTGGTAAAACGCAAACTATTAAAACTCTCTGTAAGATTACAAAACAAGATGTTTTGTTTTTGAATGGTTCGTCTGAGGGTAGGTATTTGGATACTATCCGCAATCAAGTCATTAACTTTGGAACTACTGTTTCTATGTTTAATGATAAGAAAAAGGTAGTGTTCTTTGATGAGTTTGATGGGACAACTAATGATGTAATGCTTTGTCTTCGTGGAGTGATTGAGCAACTTCACAACAATGTATGCTTTATTTTTACTTGTAATAATCTTAATAAAATTATTGAACCAATCCAATCAAGGTGTGTTGTTCTCAAATACACTCCCATTCCAAAGAACGAAAAACCTGAGTTGATGGTTTCTATTTTTAACAGGATGTCTCACTCTTGGTGAAGAAAATATTGAGTATGATAAAAAAGTTGTAGCAGAATTAATCAAAAATTACTTCCCCGATACAAGACAACTACTTAATACACTTCAAGGTTACTCCACTGGAGGTAAAATTGACTCTGGCATTCTCGCATCATTCTCTGATGTATCTGTAAATGACCTCATCAAATATCTAAAAGATAAAAACTTTGCTGAAGTTCGTAAGTGGGTCACCACTAATCTTGACAATGATTCTTCTGTAATTCTTCGTAGAGTTTATGATTCTCTTTACGATGCACTTGTTCCCGCTTCTATTCCAGCAGCAGTTTTAATCATAGCTAAATATCAATATCAAATTGCTTTTGTTTGTGACCAAGAAATTAATCTTCTTGCAGCACTGACTGAACTTATGGTTGAGGTTGAATTCAAATGAATATTCTTTCTAATTATCTTAAACTTCTTCATGAGGAACAAAAAACCTGCGTAGTAAAAAAAGTTCATTGGATAAAACTGTCGGAACATTTTAAAATTTCCAATAATATTGGAATAAATCATGGTGGAGCAGTATATGGGTTTGTTTTTAATGAAACTAAACCAAATGAAACAAATGTTCCATCTGATTTTGAAGAATGTGTTTACATCGGAAAATCCGGTAAAACATTCTACTATGATAGAAAAAACGGACCAAATAAACCACCTAAATTATGTTCTTATTTGTATAAAAGACTTATACATCATAGAGATAGATTTAATGGAAGTGCTTCTCTATCTTTTGACGAAAAATCAAAATATGGTCTATATGAACAAAAATATGGTTTAGGTATTGACGTTATGAATGGAACTTTGACTGGAGTTCCATTGTGGGTTGGTCTTATTCCTGTACCATTTCAAGTGGAAAAAAATTTTCATGAAAATTGGTTATTGCGTTATGAACGTTTTGAATTGTTTAGGTATCGAAAAAATTATGGTAAATCTCCATTGATGAATTTGGATGAAGATAGCTCTAACAAACAATTCGAATCTTTTTCCAATAATTACGAATTAAATGATATAACTTTGTTCATGAACTAAAATGAAATCTCTTAAAACACCTTTACGTTGGCCAGGTGGAAAGTCCCGTGCTTGTACTAAAATGGATCAATACTTTCCAGATCTTCGTAACTATGAAGAGTTCCGCGAACCCTTTCTTGGAGGTGGAAGTGTTGCCATTCATATTACAAAGAAGTATCCAACCCTAAAGATCTGGGTTAACGATTTGTATGAACCTCTTGTAAACTTCTGGCAGCAACTCCAGATGTTTGGAAATGAGATGAAAGATATTCTTGTAGATCTTAAATCTACGCATAATACTCCCGATAAAGCAAGAACACTTTTTAGTGATTCAAAAATTGTTGTCAATAATCTTCATCAATCTAATTTAGAAAGAGCATCTGCTTTTTACATAGTCAATAAGTGTAGTTTTAGTGGACTTACAGAAATTTCTTCATTCTCTCAGCAGGCATCTGTAGGTAATTTTTCTTTGCGGGGAATTGAAAAACTTCCAGAGTATTCAAAACTCATTGCAAACTGGCGTATAACTAATTACTCTTATGATTGCTTGATGGATGGAAACATGGGTGCTTTTGTGTACCTCGACCCTCCTTATGACATTAAGGATAATCTCTATGGGCGCAAGGGATCAATGCACAAAGGATTTGATCACGATAAGTTTGCTGCTGATTGCGCTGCTTGTTATATGCATCAACTGGTAAGTTATAACTCCGATCAACTTGTAAAAGACCGTTTTATAGGTGAAAAATGGAACGCTGCTGAATTTGACTTAACTTATACAATGCGTTCTGTCGGGGAGTATATGAGAGAGCAAAAACAAAGGAAAGAACTTTTGTTGTTTAATTATAATAAAGATTTATTATGGAACTGAAGGACTGGTTGAACTCAATTAACTTTACAAAGGAAGATTTATCAGAAAATATTAAAGAATATCCCCCATACATTATCAATCGTTGTTTATCTGGACATATTGATTGCGTTATGTATGCAAATGAAATGAATATGCAACATCAACTTGACAAAGATATGCAATATTCATTTTATCTAAATACTCTTAGGAAACGGAAGAGATTTTCTCCCTGGCTCCGAAAGGATAAAGTCAAAGACTTAGAATGTGTAAAACAATACTATGGTTATAGTAATGAAAAAGCATCTCAAGCACTGAAAATCCTGACACAAGAACAACTTACTTTCATTAAAAAACGACTTGATATTGGAGGAAAAAAATGACTATTACAGTAGAACCTACTGTTGAATGGTCTCAAGACCAAATGGTAGAAGTAATTCTA